GACCGGGAACATCCCACCAATCAACTCTGAAAGGTATAAACTCATTCACCTTTTGCATTGCGCCTTCCCACAACTTATGATACATGTTACCGATACCATTTGCTGTGGATGTGATAATGATTTGAGTATCCTTACCAGAGGATACAACAGGATAGGTTGAAGTATAGAAGTCAGCCGCTTTCTCAACAAATGCAAACTCATCCAAGTACAGAAGATTTACAGACATACCACGAATAGAAGAACCAGATGTAGCAGCAGAAACAATACGACTGTTATTACTAAACTCAATACTTCTTTTGTTAAGAGCCTTGCATCCCGGTTGTAAAAAGAACGGTAGGTTTTCCAACATCAAATGAATACGACCCAACATCTCCTGTGCAGTAGCGCCTTTGTTTGCTAGGATTGCGATAGTTTTTTCAGGACTAAACAGTGCGTACCAAAGAAGATATGCAACCGAAGAAATAGATTTCCCCGACTGTCTACAAGCAAGCACGATGCTAAACCTATTTTCCATAAAATGGTTAAACATCTTTTGCTGATAGGGGTAAAGTTCAAAGTTGACAAGACCTCTATCAAGGTGTATAATTTTACAATAGTTCTTAGCAAAATAGCTAGGATCTTTCATACACCTTGCGTATTCTTGAAACTCTTTCTTAGTATATTGTTGCTGAACCCCATCACGTTTAACGTTAGGGTTACCCATATAGGTTTCATTTATCTGAGGTATAGTCACTTATATCTACCACGTTACCTTGTTCATCATCACTGTCTTCCGATAAAAGCATTCTCTGCAAATCACTTGTAGAGCCTACAAATAGATTGTTTGTTGTATTTTGTGGAAGTTCCTTTGGAGCTTCTTCTTTATGGTACTCTTTTTTCTTCTTATGAAGATCTAAAAGATTGCCGTTAACATCTGCCATGTTTTTCATCATGCCCGACAGAACTTCAAATGCACGTGGATGTTCAGTAGCTCTTGCTACTTCCATCATCTCTTCAAGTGCCTCAGAACCCTTTACTAATAAGTCATAGTAAGTTTTTCTAGCAAATTCAAAATCATTGTCTACATTTTCATTTTCTTTTGTCATTATCCTGCACTATCAGCAAATGGGAATTCAAAATCTATCAGTTCATTAAAACCATAGTCGCTATCAGCAGAAACATTCGCAGGATCAGTCGTTACTTGTATCTGTCCTATCTGTACATCTGAGTCTGCTAGTCCACCATTGATTTCACTGATGTTATTTATGGAAGTTCTAATCACACCAACTTCGTTAATAGCACCATAAAAGTTTACTCTCATATCAAATGTGAGTGTGTATATAATAGTCCTTCTTGCTTCTAATGTTCCCTCATAGTCATCACTAAAATCTACACCAGTTAAAGTTATTGGAGTGTCTTCAGTAATATTGGGGTAGTCAGAAAAAGGTTTAATTGTTAAACTATACTGAGGATTAAATGTTGGTAGGATCTGTTCTACAATCTGCAAAGCATCATCTTGAGTTTTTGCATAAACGCTTAATTGAAATCCAATATTGTATGGAACGAAACTATAGAACTTATTTCTTAGATTAGATGTGCTGCCCGATTGGGTAAAGTTATTCATCTTCTGAAGTTGTCTCTGAGCATCGTATTGAATACCAGTAATCTCAAAAGACATTCTAGGAAGCTTGATAGAAACTTTAGTATCATTATCAAGATCAGGATTTTCCCTGATACGTTCAAGAAACTTTCTCTGTGGACCATATGATAATGGAACTTTTACTTGACTTGTTACTTGATTTGAGCTATTCTTACGTAGCACATAAAGGTTATTGAACAGTGTGCCGAATACAGCTACACTTTTTCTTATCCTTTGATGATAGAAATGCGTTCCAAACATAGTTAACCTTTATATATATTCTGAAGATGATCTTCAAACTGTTCCACCTTGGATAATCTATTAGGCCAAAGGATGTAATCCTTTTCTGGATTTGCCTTAAGATTATTAAGGAGAGGTACAATGGCATTGTATAAGTTATTTAGCCGCTCTTCTGCAGACGATGCTGTGGCAGATACTTTCTGTACTGCCTCTAGTTCATCTTCATCAACGGCGGTAAATCCAAAATCAAACATATCACTCATCAGTTATTCTCCGGATCACCAAATGGGTTGTTCTCAGAGAAGTCTAAGAAGTCTGCACCGATTGTACTAAAGTCTGTGTTCTGTTCGTTCTGACTAATCTGATTATCTTCTGCCACTGCAGAAACTGTTGCAGTAGCCAGTGTTCCTGCCAAGTCTAGAGAAGTTGTACCGACAACAAATCTGTTGGCAACAAACTCATGATAGTTTCCATCGTCTGCACCGATATGAATGAGCTTAAGAACATTATCTGAGTCTGAGAATGCAGCAACTTCCCCTCTCATGACAACTCCTGAGGATAGTGTCTGATTTACAGTTTCCCCTACTGTGAAGCCACCCCCTGCACTGTCAAGGGTAAGTAAGTACTCATATGCATAAGACCGTTCAATGCCATCAATAGCATCAACATTCGTATCAAAGTCTTCATCACTGTACTCAAACTTCTCACATCTAAGTTTATATGTTGCTAAGTTACTTAGCTGATAAAATGGTTGTTCGTGATCTACTGCCATGATCTGAAACATAGAGTTAGACAATGGTAAGTATACTAGATCACCTTCTCTAGGTCTAGTGCTATTAATCTCATTATCAAAACGATTTATGGTTGTTGTCCATCTACGTCTTGCCACAACAAACGTTGCTTGATCCCTGATCTCTACGCCAAACTTTGTGAACAGATCTCCTTCACCATCAAACCCTTCTGTATTCTCAATATACATTTCCACTTTGTAAGATGAGTTAAACCTTGAAGGAACATCGTCTCCAAAAATCCTATCTTCATTTACAATATCTCTTGGAAGATAGTACACATCTTGACCAAACATCTTTAAGGACTCTATGACAATATCTTCATAGAGGTTCTGTTCTGAGTGTACTTTTTGACTGAAGTATAGATTAGTTGCCATGTTAGCCTACAAAGAAATCTGCAGGAAGTTCATGTTCCAAACGGATTCTCTCTCTTAATCTTTCGATATCTTGTAACGCATCTTCATAGATTTGTCTACCGTTTATTGTAACCCCTCCAGGCATTTGCATTCCTTCAAACTTGATAAGGTTTGCGCCCCACTGATGTTTGATAAGTGCTGTAGTATATTCTTTTAACCACAAGTCATTCCACACTGCTGTGTGAGTAGCACCATCAATAATACTATAGACTTCTGCTACAATATATTCGCCTTCTTTGATATCACCATCATCAAAGTTACCGTGAATGTATAAGCGATTTTGTTTCCTTACATACTCTACCTGTGGAGTGCCATTTAATCTCATATCAAGTAGAGAAAGATATTGTTGTACTTGCTCATAGTATGCAAGATCTCCAACATAAGAACCCATGTTGGCTATATCGTTCATATGCATTTGGTATTTGACACTAAACATATTACGTGAGAACAAACCTTGCTCTAACTTAAATAGTTTGGTGACCTGTTGAACATCAGAGGATATCGAAACATACTTGTTAGTAATATCATCTGCAGTCAAGAGGTGTTGAATATATCCTCTATACGTGGCTTCTGAATGAAACTCCCTGAAATACTGTAGAGCCTCATCTACACGATCTTCTATTTGATCTTCATCCACATTGATTTCGATGACAGGATCACCTAGTCTGCGTAAGCAGTAATCTATTAAGCCTTGTCTTGAACTAGGGTTAGCCATGTTTTGTTCCTATTTTAACAGTATTTATATTAGTTCAAAAGAGTTCCAGACGCATCGTAAACATCAATACGGTAGTGTGAACCATGCTGCCCGTCAAGTAAGTCTGCGTCCATACCTTTACCTGCACCCCCAAAGTATGCATGCAGTTCACTTGAGTCTATACTAAAAGTTCTGCTTGCGGCAATAGTACCCCCACCTGCTAAACCAGTACCTGCTGTTAATGTTACACTAGTATGGTTAATATGTTCGTTGCCCACGAAACCTGACAAGTTGTCATGAACAATCGCACCATCATTGGTTGATATAGCGCCAGTACTATTATTGTAGCTAATACCTGTGCTACCACTTACTGCAGTTCTTGTCAATTCTTGTGTATAGATAGGTTGTACAAAAGAACCACCATCAGCAGTGTTGATTGTTAATGCACCTGCAGCAGAATCGAATGATGTTGAGCTAACACCTGCTACAGAAACTGTACCTATACTATCAACCAACCCTTGAGAGTTCACAGTTATTATTGGAACCAAAGAAGCAGATCCAAATGTTCCTGTGGTTCCAAGTGCAGATGCCCTAGAGACAAGTGTTCCTGATGTTGGTAATGTTACACCAGTTGCTCCTGTAGTCGTTAGCGTAACAGCATGCCCACCACTTGTGATTAGATTACCTGCTAATGTCAGATCTCCTGCAAGACTAATGGTCCTATTGGCATTGTTAATATCAAGCGTAAGAGTTCTGTCTGCTGTTAATGCAGGACTTGCGTTATTAGATACGATAAGAGTTTCGTAATCTGTGGTAGTAACATCCCTAAGACCAAAGGTAGTAATATCATTGATAGCTAAAGGACCATTGATATCAGCGCCGTTTATCGTAGGACTAGTTAATGTCTTATTTGCTAAAGTTTGTGTTGCCTGTGCGCCAATAACTGTGTCGCCACTAACTGCAGCACTAAGTTGTGATAGTGTAGTTACTAGAGTATTGTTACTTAAGTTAATAGTTTTGTTTGTAAGAGTTTGTGTGCCAGTTCTTGTTGCAATGTGATCACTGTCGATGGAAATAGTCGCATCAAGTGCGTGTGCAGGAGAGGTTATGTCCAATCCTGCTGCACCTGTTAACGTCTTAACATAGTTGCCACTAGTACCTGAATCTAGTAATATTGTTGTCGTGCCAATAATAGACACGATCCCTGAAGAGTCTACAGGGTTTTCACTAAATGAAGTGCCTAAAAAATCACTAAGTTTTTGTACCATCTTTACACTTTCTTATGGTTATGCTTGGGCTTCGCCCCATCTTAACTGAATCGTTCCTTTCACATCACCTGATTTAACAAAAGCATTGATAGCCAAAACATCTGGGCCATCTGGATATTTGTAGTCGCCACCCAATGGAGCACCTGATAGTTCTTTAAGACCACCTAGTTCAAGAACAGTTGTCAAAGCATCCGCTCTAGATGCATTACAAACGAATGAGAAGATTCTTTCGCCTGGTAACGCATATGATCCTGTAGACCAAGTGATATCATCTTTATCAGCAACTTGAGCAAAGGATGGTTGTCCACCATCATCAACAGCATTCAATGATTTCCATGATGCGTCAGAGAAATTTCTTGGATTAATGATACCCTGAACAACCACCTCACCCGATGAAGATGAACCACGTGACAATCCAACCGCACATTGTTGTAAAAGAAGTTGTGATCTATTAAGAAGTTCCTTTGCCCCTAATCGACCCACAGAAGAGTTAGATACTGAAGGAGCTAGTCTCAAACAGAATGATGTGATTGGAGTTGTACCAATCTTATCGCCAGATGTATTGTGAGAGTTTGAGTAGTTAAAAATATAACCTCTATCAAAGTCAAATCCACCGTCCATTACTAGGGCAGAACCCCAATGCGATAGTGTTGGAGAACAAGTGTTGGAAATCTCAATAATACCAGTATTACTACTATGAGTTGCAGCACTACCTGCTGTAAGGTTATTTGTAGTACCTTGGAGATACTGAGATAGAGTTGCCGCTCTAGTACATCCTGTAAAGTTACCCGCTCCATCTGTTACGCTTCTGCCTGTATATGAAATGATTTCGTTGTCAATCATTAATACACCCGCATCATCAAACTCTTGTAAGTTAGCTCCCGGAATTGTTGTTTGAGTTGCATCAATAGTATTTGTAAGAAAGGTGATTGGAGAGTCATTCTCAATAGAATATCTAACAGGAAGGTTGCCTGATCTCATATAAGCTTCATCATTAATGTTGTTGTTTTTCATTCTATGGATATATAACCATCTACCATCATCACCTCTAACCATGAAGTGAATGAAACCTGCACCATACCAAGAGTACTCAATACCAATCATTTGCATCTTGTTAAAATCCCAATGGTATCCAGAAGATCCTAGACCATCAGCTTTATCCATATTCCATTTTGATTGAGGAACTCTGAGTTCTGATACTTTTTGAGATCTAATACCACCTTGTGTCACACCTCTGTAATCTGGTGTAATGAACATAGAGGTATTGCTTACAACCTGAGTAACAAAGTGTGTCATTCCTCTAATAATTATACGATCACCAGCTCGCACCTGTTCAGTGAGTCTTGTGTTACTTCCTGTCACAGCATTACTGTTTTGTGTCATTGACAGTGTGCCAGTAATATTGTCTGTGGAGGATCTTTTAACACAGAACATTTGGTTGCCATCAAATTCAAAGAAGATACCATTTTGATCATCAAACATACCTGCACGAACAGCAGAACCAACCCAACCTTTTACATACACCTTAGATTGTTGAGCTAAGACAGCAGTAGTGTCTCCCAACGTTGATTTTGCAGCAACTGTGAATGTATAGTCATCTACAATACTTGCAACTGTGTAATCATCTTCATACCCCGAAGTTGTAATACCTTCAAGAGTAATATCTGCCCCTACTTGAAGACCATGATCGATATCGTCAGTCTTTACAGTAATCGCAGAACCAACTGTCGTTCCTGCTGCAGTAATGCTTTGTAGATCATAGTTTGGTGCAAATAACGTACCTGATGACCACAAGAAACCTTTACCAGATTGGTAGCGGAAGAATCTTTTTGATTGTCTGATAACTGCAGCAGCATATGTAGGAGTTTTAGTCGAGAGAATAACCCCACCATCAGAAGGTCTGTGCAAAATAGTTGCGTTTGAGATAGCATACAGAGTAACACTAGAAGGACTTCCTACAGCCGCCCCTGCCCTTGCTGTATATGTTAATGAAGTCAAAGATGGTGTTGATTTAACAACAAATGGTCCTGTAGCTTCTTCTTTATTTGTACCTGCGCCCACTGTAACATGAACAGGACAACCTGGGATTAATCCATGCGGATTTGTAAAGTTAAGTGTAATCACACTTGGATCAGCGCCATTAGAAGTTGCTGATGCTACAGGAATAGATGAGTTTGCGTATACTCCACCCTTTCTACCAATAGTCTCTTCTGTTTTAAGTGATTGACCACTTGATGTTCCTACAGTTCCACGTGCAAAGTATTTAATAGTTTGGGTGTCTGGAACTTCATCAATAATAAAACTACCATCAGCCCGTGAGAATCCTGCTGTACCTGCGTCTAGTCCTGATACGTTTACAACATCTCCAACAGATAAATCGTGATCTAAATCTACAAACGTGATACTGATCAAACTATTTGAAGTACTAGAAGTTTGATAGTCTGTGGTAATAGTGTTAACTGTAAGGTCAACTCCCGGCTCATCATATGTGGATGGGTATCCTTTAATCGTACCATACCCTGCCCACTTAGTAGGCTGCAATCCATATTCAAAGTCAGCATCGATCATTGATTCGGGTGTTGATACACGCATTCTTTCGATAGCGTCTGTACCAAATTGCCATGGTCTGATAGTCTGACCAAAGTCCACTTGAGGTTCTGCAAAGATTTGCAGAACGTCTGAGGCACTCATAGAAGATGTATCTGCAGCTAAAGTGATGGTGGTATACCCACTATGCAATGTATCTACTGTGGGAAAGTCTGTTGTGGTTCCTTTTGTAAATGCTGTAGTGGTTCCTGCAAATGACGCATCACCAAAGTTATAGATAATCACGTTATCTGTTACATTTGTAATCAAGAGAAGTTTGTCAAGTTCATATCTGCATGGTACAACAATAGTACCTGCACCCGCTGATCCCGGTGTAAAAACGTAATCTCTTACTAGTTGTTTCGCCATTTTATTTTCCTATCCTAATGCCACTGCGAATGCTATAGACTGACTTTGTGTACTGAATGTTGCAACATCTGCTGAATCGCCTTTATCACCTTTTTGACCCCTCTGACCAATAGATGAGTATAGCTGCCAATTATTATTTATATGTATTAACTCAATGATAGATTGACCTAAATCAAGTTCAAAGTTTTCTGAATAACCTTCAATGGTCTCGCCATTTCTGTTGAGAATGACAGAGTTTCCTGTCCAGTTTCCAACATCAATAAGTCTTATGTAATCTCCTGTTGTTGGATTTGCAGGAAGAGTTACTGTAACCACACCCCCTGAAGTATCGATTGCATATCTTCCTGCAGATACTGCAGTAAAATCTGAGGTGTAAACGGTATAGTCTGTAGAAAAAACTCTGAAGTCTGAGTCAAACCCTAAGTATCTACCCTTCAAAGCACCGAAATTCCACGTACCTAACTCAAAAGAAGGATCTGATCTGTTGATGATTTGAGACGCAGGAGAACTATCTAAATTATCTTGGATAAGATTAACAAACGTATACCACTCACCGTCTGTAGCATCTCTGAAAAATCCTGACCTTCTAATAGGACCACCTGCTGAGTCTTTGTATCTACCAACAACACCAATATCTACCGCATCTTGATTATTTGAATCTGCAAGTTTGATCAGTGCATTGGTAACTCTAAGGTCAGTTGTTTCGTTTAGAATGTAATCTCCACCAACCGTCAAGTCACCTGATATTGTAGCATTATTTGAAACAGCTAAAGTATCAAAGGTAACAGACGCACCCGTACTAACATCCTGACCAATGGCAATAGAGCCACTAGTTATAGTAACACCAGTTCCACCAGTGAAGTGCGCTCTTACTTCAGCAGCACTTGGACCCTGATACGATATTATACCTGTAGAAGCACTATATGATAAACTACCATCACCACCACCATCGTTGACAGAGATAGCATTCTTAGCTGCACTATCGGCTCTTGCTGTGGTGTAATAGAGGTTAGTTCCTTCAGATACATCAGTAGTTAGTATAGAAGCATTGACATATGAATCTACTCTTGCATCTGTGTAATATAGATTAGTGCCTTCACTTAGATCACTTGTGGATCTAGCAGAAAGAGATGCAGCAGACAATGTACCAAACAGTGTTCCTGTGGCAGTGACATTACCTTGAGCAATAATGTCTTGCCCACGAATGTTTTTATCAACACCAAGACCACCAACAATTGTTACTGCAGCATTTGTTTTAGTTGTTGCTTCTGTTGGGTTAGTAACATTTATCTTACCACCTGTATCCATGGTAAGAAGATCTGTGCCACCACTTAGATTAAATGGGGCTTTACCAACACCACTTTTAATCTTGAGTTCAGTATTGGCACCTTCAAATCCAATGACCATATCATTAGATGCTGCATTTCCTGTAACACCAATAGCATGATTAAACTGACCATTAACACCTAAACTTAATACTGCATCTTCACCTGCTTCTTTTGATGTGAAGTTAAGTACGGATTGAAGTGAGTCGCCTAGTTGACCATCAACATTAAATGATATGCCACCATACTGCATACCATACATTTGCGTTGAGTCAATAATAGGATCAACTAAAGTTTTATCTGTGAGAGTTTGTGCGCCTGTTAGTCTAACGTACTCAGGTGTTCTTAATGTAATATATGCAGAGTCTACTAAGGCTGTGGTATCACTATCACCTCTAGCAGTAGTATAGTATAGGTTACTACCCTCTGTGAGATCACCCGTATTGTGATTAGAAATGTCGCTTACTTGACCTGTAACGTTACCAACAACACCACCTGTCGCAGTAATAGCGCCTGTAACTTCTGCAGTTCCACGCACATTTAGATCGTTGACATTTGCACTATCAGTTACAAATAAGCCATTTTTAACTTTAAAATCTTTTTCTGCCATAGTTCACTTTCCCCAAGGCGTTATCTGTATTTATGATATTACAGTTTTCACTGGTTTCACACTTATTGTTCCCATGCCACTTGCTCTAGTAAATAGTAATCTAATATCCGAACCACTAACATCTGCAGTCAAAGCTCCGATATCACTGTCTCCTGTGAAAGAACTTACCATACCATACTCTGAATAGAACACGCTTGTTTTATTATATGTTAATAGTAGTTTAGAAATCTGAGAATGTCCTGCTGCATCATCATCCATATGCACAACATACTCTATAGATTTAAAGTCGCTTCCATGAGCCTCAGTGTCAACAACAGTTGCACTATTATCATTCACAGAAGTCTCAGTAGGTGTTGTGTATATTTCACCTGTGGTTATGGTTGCTGTATTAAACACCGCATCATATGCAGAGTCCATATCAACTTTACCATTAGTAATCTCAATACCGTTTCCACCTGAGAAGTGTGCTCTTGTTTCAGATGCTGATGGACCAGTGTATGTGAATGTGCCTGAAGCTGAGTCGTATACAAAGCTACCATCCCCACCTGCGTCAACCGCTCTCACAACATCTCTTGCTCTAGAAGCTGATAAGTCAGAGTCTAGGATTGTTGTATTGAAGGTTCCACCATCTGCAGTACTGATTGTGAATATTCCTGAAGCACTATCAAAGCTTGTTGAGGATACACCCGCAACAGAAACTGTGGACGCTGATGTAATTTGACCTTGACCATTGATTGCTAGTACAGGAACTAATGAAGCTGAACCATATGATCCTGAAGTTACACCTGTATTAGTGATACTAAGAGTATTACTATCTGCAGCATATGAAAGTCCAGTTCCACCTAAAGCCGCATTATCCAATGACGTGTTGAAATCACTATCAAAGTTAGCTTGTGTATACACACTTTCAACATCAAAACTAAATTCACCTGTAGTATTATTATATGATAAATCCCCTGCTGCTGAAAAGTAACTTCTTATAGGTAATGCGTATGCCGATAATTCTGCTGAGTCAATTCGTAAAGTATTTGTTGTAGAGTTGTAATCAAGACCCACCCCACCTAAAGCAGCTTCATCTATAGAAGTATTAAAGTCACTGTCAAAGTTTGCTTTTGTATACACATCTTCAACATTAAAACTAAACTCGCCAGTTCCGCTATTGTATGTTAGATCTCCACCTGCACTAAAGTGTGCTCTGACTTCTGCAGCACTAGGGCCAGTATATGTGAAGACACCTCTTGATGAGTCATATGCAAAGCTACCATCACCACCTGCATCCTCTGCGCCAAGAACATCTCTAGTTCTAGACTTAGTAAGATCGCTATCAAGAATGGTTGTTGGGAACACCCCGCCATCTGCTGTATTGATTGTAAATATTCCTGAAGCACTATCGAATGATGTGCTTGAAACTCCTGCTACTGATACAGTGCCTATAGAGTCTACTTGACCTTGGGCATTAACCGTAAATACAGGAACTAATGACGCTGAACCATAGGTTCCTGCAACAACAGTAGTATCAGTAATCTTAATCTCGCCTGTACCACTTGTATATGTGATACCTGTGCCACCTGAGAAATGAGCACGTGTCTCTGCAGCACTAGGACCAGTATAGGATATGACACCAGTTGCAGGTGTGTATGTGAGAGATCCATCACCACCGTTATCTGTTACAGACACAGAGTTCTTAGCATCAGAATCCGCTCTTGCTGTAGTATAATATAGATTACTACCTTCAGCTAGATTTGCAGTGGTTCTATCTGCAAATCCTTGATTTACATCACTATCGACTCTAACTTTAGTGTAATATAGATTAGAGCCTTCTGATAAGTTAGTTGTACTGAAGTTAACTAAATGATTTCTAGTGGAGCCTAATGGTTTGTTCAGATCCCATGTGTCAGTCGTAGCATTATATTGTATGAGTGCGTTTGCACCTTCTACAGTAATACCTGCACCATTTGCAGCAGCACTATCAGCAGCACTGTCTGCCAAAATAATATTTTTATCGTTTATAGAAACTGTGGTAGAGTTTACTATTGTTTGTACGCCATCAACTTGAAGGTCACCTGCAATGATAACTTTACCTGTGTTGTCTCCAACACCTGCAGGATCAATGGTTAGGTTAGCAGGTCCAGCAATGTAACCAGTTGTTGTGATGTTACCATACGTTCTATTACCTGCAATGTATGCATTAGTGTCTGAGTCATTACGTGCAGTAGTGTAGTATAAGTTAGTGCCTTCAGATAGGTCTGAAGTCGAGTTAGATGACAGATCTACTGCTGCAGGATTTCCGCTGTTGTCGGTCACAGAAAGTTGACCATCAGCATCTTTTAATATTATACTACCAAGGTGTACTGACGATCCTGAAAGATATAAATCTTTCCATTTCTTTGTTGGGGAACCTAAGTCATAGTCGCTGTCAGAAAGCGGTAAAAGATCAACACCAACATTACCTAAATCAGAATCTCTACGTGCTCTCGTATAATATAAGTTTGTTCCTTCCGTAAGATCTGTTGTAGTGCTAGTACTTTCATCTAAAAGTTTATGCCACGAACCTGCGTGTGAGAAATATCCTTTGCCAGTTGCATGAACATGGGCGAACATGCCATGGTATGTAGAGGCATTGGGTAAATCACCTTCAGTAGCAAATACGTTTTGATATAAAATGCTTCCTGTGACTGTTGCATTTCCAGTTACAGCTAGATCCCCCGTAAACCCTAGATCTCCTGTGACGTTTAGATCTCCAACAACATTAGTGCTGTCTAGGCTAGTAATACCATCAACATTCAGATTTCCTATGACTTGTGCAGAGTCTGATCTCATTTGACCAAAAACTCTAACACCATAAGATGTTGTGTCTATAGCATGTTGCCCATTGAAGTAAAGTTCAATATGCCCACTATCACCAAAGGTTTCAAGTAACTTCACACCTGCAGGATTTGCTATACCGAACTGATTACTTAAAATTAATAAACTGTTTGCAGAATCTGCTGATGTGATTAATGTGGTTGGTCTACCGCTTGGTAAAACTGTCTGACTAATATTAGTTATTCTATTACCGTTAGCACTATCAATAAGTGCAACGTCTTGCGTTCTAACAACATCTAAAATAGCAGTGTCTACTCTAGCTTCTGTAAAGTATAGATTATCACTCTCTACTAGATCATTAGTACTAAAATGTTTTAAGCCTATACGTGCATTAAATGAACCGCCATCAGCAGTTCCTATGTTGAGAGTTGCCTCATCAGAGTCGAATGTAAAGGTAGATACACCTGCAACACTTACTGTTCCTATACTATCAATATGACCAAGATCATTTACAGATATAGTTGGGATGAGTGATGCAGTTCCATAAGCGCCTGAAACCACACCTGAGTTAGTGTGTATTACTTGTCCTGTTGAAGGATCGTATGATAAGGCAATATCAGCACTGATAAGATTTCTGGCATCACTATCAAAACCTGTATGAATAAACTTATTAAGATCTGAGTCGTATCTTATGTAAGTTCCATGTGCAAGATTTGTTGAACCATTTACATCATCAAGTGTTATAATAGATCCAACCGAAGGATCACCGATTCTAGTTGGCGTTCCTACGGTTACTCTTTTAACAATCGTTGTCCCGGCCGATACAATACGAATAGCCATTATGTCTCCTTAGGTTCTAGTAACCGAAGGCGATACTGTGATCTGTCCTTCTAGTATTCTTTCAACGAGAGTGTTCGCAGCACTATCGGTAGAAGAAATCTCCACATCATAGACATAACGACCAGACTTCATTGCACTGGTCTGAGTGTTAGTTAACGTTAAGTTCAATACACCATCTGCTGCAGGTGCTTGTACTTGAGTAGAAAACGTAACTGCATCAGAATCACTTGAAGAGTATGTTTTGCGAATTTGTGCAGCACAAGAATAACCAGCTAAGTTTTTCTTTGCATTGTTCTTATCGACCAATTCCAACTGAATATTGAAGTCCGTTCCTTGATCGATGGTAAAATCTTCATACTGCGACATAGGTAAATCTCTTAGTTATTTTTAACTTTACCTTTATTTATAAGAAATATTTCTCTAAACCTTTATAATGT